AGCGCATTGGTGGTCTGCGGCGACCCAAGGCAGATGATTTCCTGAACATGAACCGTCGAATTGCGCGTCAGGGAGACGGTGCCGAACTTGAAATCTATCGTGCTGGGATTCGCTCCGCCTACGTCTGTAAAAGTAACTGGCATATCAGTGTCCGAGAAGAATGATCAAGAACAGGGACATGGCAACGACAATCGATTGCCACGCAGGATACCCACCACGCCCTGACACGAGAATGGGCGGTGGACCGCTCGTCCGACCGCCCCAGTAGCGTGCATGGCCCACAGCAAGTGTCGGCACTAGGTCATCACCTCGGCCTGAATGGTTGCTGCCACCGTGCCCGTAAACGAGGAATTGACCCGAATCCGCAAGCGGTCGTTTCGGTTCAAATCGACGGCTGACACAAATTCCGCCGACAACGCGGTGCCGCCATAGACAAAGATCACGTTGGTGGAGGCTGCAAGGTCCGTCGAGTTCGCCTGTTCCAACTGAAACAGCGCGGTCGTGCTGCAACCCACAATCCACCGCACCATGTATTTCTTTGACTGACTGCCGTTGAAATCCTTGGTGCCCAACTGCGTAGAGTCGAGTTCCGCGCAGAGCGTGGCCGTCGAAGGATTACTCACCAGCCCAGTCGTGGAGGTAATCGGGGGATTTCCCCAATCATAGAAAGCCATTCAATTCCTCCTAGACGGCGCGGGTGCTGTCGATGTATCGGATATACCCATACACGTTGAACTGTGGCGTGACCGGAATGTCCGCATACGAACTCACGAACCGCAGCGTCGATCCCGCGGGACACCACGTCCCTTCGTATTCCCCAGGCGTCACGCCTGCCGTTGCCAGTTTTTCGAGGTTGCTCGATCCGCCGCCGGTGATCGTGGCGACGTTGGCCGCGTTGGTGGATGACTGTCCGTTACTCCGCGGAACCAGTGTGGACCCGCCTTCGACTTTCAGGATGTACTGCACCGCGCCGGCCACCGTGGAACAGGTCGAGCACACGCCCCACACTTCGGTGACGAGCCAGTCCTCATAGAGCGGGACCGTGCGCCGACCGAATCCAGGCTGTGTGTAGGCGTTCACCGTCGAGGCTGATGTGGACGCCGCCGCCGCTGGACCAACCGCCCAGAGCAAACCCTTGGCTCCGTAGACGGGGCCGTTGAATCTCGTAATACCCATGTCTCAAATCCTTTGCGTCAGAAGGAGCCGCAGCCTATGCTGACGCGCAACATCCCGGTCGGTGCGGGACACTGCGGCTCCTGAAGCCGACTTGTAGCGAACGGTTACGCCCCCGGCGAACCGTAGGTACCGACCCACGACCACGCTCCTACCGAGAAGCGGTGACGCACTTTGAAGATCCGATTGCCGGTGCGCGGATCAATCGCCATCGGCTCCATCGACACTGGCACACGACGATAGAACGTCAGGCCGTGATTCGACTTGCTGCCGGCGACGAGGAACCACGCATCGTTGTCGGTCAGTCGCGGATTGACCACGATCGTCCAGCTTCGACGCGCTTTGATCGGGTTGCGGTCGTTATCCGCACTTCCCGGCAAGCCCACCGAATTGATCAACCGATCCGCCAGGAACTCCAACGTCGGCGGAATGTAGAGGATCCAGTCATTGACGGGCGCCGACAGATGGCCCGCTTCATCCTTCTGGTCCGTCTGGAGGTCGATCATCGCCTGCGTCAGCGAGGTCGCTGACAGGTCTGCCGCGGTGGACAGGGTGTTCTTCTCCGTGCCCCCACCCTTCAGGGCGTGGGTCGCATTGAACAGCGAGACACCATCCGGAGTGGTTTCCGTCGAGAAGCCGTTGTTGAACGGATTCGCCGCACGACCTTCTTCCAGATACCGCGCCGAGAACGCCAACCACTCGCCGGCCCGCTGGAGGATGTTCTCCACGTCATCCTCGAGCGCGGTCTGGGTCACTTCAAAACCCAATCCCGCTTCCGTGTGGGTGAAGTTCTTGGTGTAGCCGCTCCGCAGGAAGTCCATTGTGTAGGTTTCACCTTCGGGCTTGTTCGTCGTCTGATCGAACGGCACGTAGGTGACAACCTGCTCGAATTTCCGGTCGGAGGTCTTGATGTTGTAGACGTTGGGGTAAATCTTGGGCAGTTCTTTCAACTGCCCTTTCATCACCGCTTGGATGGACTTGTCTACATTGTCGTAGAGTTCAACGAATGTGCCTCTTACTTGTGGCATTGCTCACTCCTTAAAGTGAAGTCAATGACCACCATGACCGTCCACGCCTTTGCCCCTGATTGGCCCAGGGTCCGCCTCTTGTTCCGGCTTTGCGTGTCATGTGGTCGGTTCATGGGTTTACGAGTAGAACGCCAACAGCGGAGAACTCGACTCGATGGTCGATCCGATCTGACCGGACAGATGCCCGATGAAACGGAACGCCATGTAGCCGCCGGAATCACCTTCCGCGCCGAGGTTCTGGGTGATGACCACGCGCCAATCGGTTGCGGTCGATGCGGTGAGGTCGATCCGGTGGATTTTCAGCGTCGAGTCATACTGCAACGCTTTGCGGAGGCCAACGACCGAAGACGCCTGCGCGCCACCGACCGTGGTTGCTTTGTACTCGACCAGGGGATTCGCTTCCCAGACCGAGACAAGCTGGCCTTCGACGGCTGACGAGGTGTAGGCCGATGACTTCTCAGCCGTGAACCCGACGATGTTGATGGCGCCAAGGCCACCCGCACCGGTAGACGGCAGAATGCCAAGCTGCGAGACACCACCAACCGCTGCGCCGGTCGAAATGGTGACGAGGGTGCCGATTTCCATCGCGGCGTTAGTGGAAATGGTCTTGAACTGCCGAACAGGGAAGGCTCCCCACGGCGAACGGTGCGGACGAACATAGTCGCCCGAACTCGGTGTGTACTGGGCCAAAGTGATCTCCCCGCGCTAGTGCGCGAACAGCAATGTGTTGTTGGGAGGTCAGAAGCGGTGCATCTACGCGGTGCTGATCTCAAAACCACCGTGTAGCGACTGCGCCCGTTGGATCACGTCGGCGGCACGCGATACGCCCGAGACAGCGGCGACCTGTTCAGCATGCTGCGTGGTGTGCCGGGTGCCCCGTCAACATGCTGTGACCGGAGCACCCCGTAAGCGCCCGTTTCCCCACGGCGGCTGGGTTCCGTACCCGACTTGAGACGTTATCGATTCACACGCTACGCGACTGGTTCCCCTTCTGCAAGAGGCGTTCTATTAGTGGTAACAGTCGTCAGTGGCTGTTGGCTCTGAATCATCGGGAGGACCGTAGCCAGTAGCGGTAACTCCTTCACGTTCTGCACCAGAAACGGCACACCCGTTCTCAGAGCAATCGCATCGGACAGGTGCTTGTGCTGCATCAGCGTCCCGCCCCACGACGTGAAGAACGTCACTGCCGGCTTCTTAAATCGCTGCGCCACCTGGGCCAATCCGCCATACGTGCCAACGAATCCCTGTGCTCTCGCCAGAACGGCACTCTGCGCCCAGAGCGTGTTCTGCGGTGTCAATGGCATCAAGTCCTTCAGAACCGTGATGTGGGGATGGGCCTTGAACTGTAAGTCTCGGTGATCATCCGAGTGAATGCCGGTGTTCAGAATCACCACGGGAATGGTTTCCGCCAGCTTCTTGACTGTGGTTTTCGCCAGTTGCAGGGCGTCGTGTTTGTACTCAAACGTGCTCCGAAAGTAGAACTTCACCGCCACGAACTCTGGCGGTAACTGCACGCCTGCCGGCAACGGTGGAGGAGGAAGGAACGCATAGGTGCAACGTCCGTGCAACCAATCCATCCCGCGCATCCCAGCCCAATACGGTGACAGCGTTTGAAACATCCACGACGGATGGAGTGTCAGATACTTCTTCAACCCGAGCGATTGCGCGGCATCCGTGACGATAGCCCGATCGAACGGTGTCCACGCCAACTGCTTCATCATGCCGGTTTTCATCCGGCGGACCGTGGATTCCACCCGTACCTGTTGCGGCGTTCGCATCGCGTAGATTTCCACACCAGTAGGAGTGCCATACCAACAGGCCGAGCCTCCACGCCCGATGGGAATCAGCCGCTCGGGCTTGATGCCGGCTTGCTTCAGGTTCTCGATGAACGAGAGCCAGTAGAGCGCTTCGATGCCGGCTTCTCCGAGGAACGGTCCGACCAGAATCGGACGGCTCGACTTTAGGAGCAGTTTTTTATATGTGGGCCAGAGATACGGCTGGTAGGTCAACGAGTCCCTCTGCGATTAAGCGTTCTGCTTCTGTCCAGTCTTCCGGTGTGTTGATGTCGAAGCCTTCGTAGCCTTCGGTGAAGAATGGCAATACCTTCTTGCCGGCAATGGATCCGAGTTGGGTCACGGTGCGCGTCCATGCCATTTCCAGCGAAGCATTCTGCACGTAGAACGTCGGTAACGTCTGCGTGGGTGACGAGTGCCAGGGCGTGCCGTCGCTGCGTGTATAGCCCAGAAGCGGCGTGATTGGATAGCCGGCGCCTTCCCATGCCCACATCTTGCCTGGATGTTGTTTTACGGGTTCCACCGCTCGCAGGGAATCCACATCTGGTGTCCGTCTAAACTTGTCGTAGGCTCTGCGGATCGTGGCAGCGGTGCGAAATGGCGACGTTGGGCGCAGGATGGCAAACGCATCCCAGCCGCGAAGGATCTCAAAAGACTTACGCACCCAGACCACATCTGCTTCGTCATCCGACGCGGGTTCACGCTGAATACATGTCGGAACTAGGCCCCAGCGGTCGTAAACGTCATAGACCGCTTGATCGTCTGAGCAGACCGCGACGTTCGCAAACACGCCACTCTCCATCGCTGCGGCCATCGTGTAGGCAATCAACGGATGACCCGCTAACAGCTTCGTGTTCTTGCCGGGGATGCGCTTACTGCCGGCCCTCGCCGGTATCAACGCCACCATCTTCATGGCTTCAGCACCAGCGCCACATACGGCCCATCAGGATGCGGAGGCGCGAAGTATTCCCGATCCGTCTCCGTCCACCCCTTAATCACCCGACTCTGTAAATCTGCTTCGTTATATTGCCGAAACGCCGTGGACTCACCCTTCGGACGATATGGCACGTCCATGTACAGCACTCCGTCGGGCTTTAGCCATATCTTGATGTTCGCCATCGCTATCGTGTCGCCGTCTGGGTGCTTCCGATCGTCATAGCGTCCAATCCCGACGTGTTCAATCACCGAGCAGGCAATCACCACATCGAACGAGGCGGGCGGAAACACGGCAGGATCGAGCAGATCATCGAGCACGAACGCATCAGCCCCAGGTCGAGGCGGGAACTTCCGCTGATCCATGATCGTGATATGCAAGTCAGGCCGCAGGGTCTTGAGCGGCGTCACGAAGTCTGCTTCCGCGGCGCCCACTTCCAAGAGCTTCGCGCCCTCCGGTATCGGGATGCGTCCTTGCTTGAACATCACATCGAAAAACCCGTGGCAGATGTCGCGGCCCCACGGACCGTCTAGGGGCACATCCTGCGGGTGATACGGCTTCATGGTTCGGCTGAGACGCGATCGTTGAACACGGGGTTGCTGGCCTCGAAAAACACGCAATCCTCGAGCGCTTCCACTTGATGCAGGCTCCAGGTGGAACGTGATAGCTCTGACCGGGATACATCACGACAGCGCGCAGGGTGTTGGATTCGTCTTTGTAGCGCACCAGTGCCCGACCGCTAAACAGGTAGAACGTTTCGTCCTTCTGGGCGTGGTACTGCAACGGTCCGCTGGCGCCGGCATTCATGTTCAGCACTTTGCCAGTGTAGAGATCGGTATGGGCAACGAGCAGTTCGGTGCCCCACGCCTTCGGTCCGAGTTCCTGCGGGGTGAATCGTTTAATGACGGGCTTAGTGTCGCTCATAGACGATCTCTCCGGTCACTTGTCGCCCTTGCGGTGTCAGTACCCGTCGCATCTTCGCCAGTGGTTTCAACTCAGAATCGTAAACACGCTTAATTCCGTCACCCTTTGCGACGTGCGCTTTCTTCAGATCTTCGCAAAGCACTTGCATGCCTCTAGGCTCAAGGCTAAACGCCTGATCGGTGCCCTTGCTCGCCCGATTCAGTGTGAAGTGTTTCTCAATGATCCTCGCGCCGTAGGCGTACGCAACCAGGGCCAAGCTCACACCAGGATCGTGCCCACTCCAGCCAATCACGACCTCTGGGTATCGCGCTTTCATTTCCACGATTGCGAGTAGATTCAGTTCTGCGATGTTCGTCACGGGATATCCCGCAGTGCAGTGAAGTAGTGCAAACGGCGCAGAGTGGTTCGCTAACACGTTCACCGCATGATCCACATCGCCCCAACACCCACCCCCAGTGGAAAGAATGATCGGTTTCCCATAACCCGCGACATGCCGCAAGAGCGGATCATCGCCAAGGCTTGAACTGGCGAGCTTGAACGCCGGCACATCCACCGCCATCAGGAAGTCTGCCGCATCTTCGTCAAACGCCGTGGCAAAGAAATCCACTTTCGCAGCCAATGCGACCGAGCGACAGGCCAGATACTCTTTCGTCCCGAACTCGAGGGCCTGCCGGTGCTGGCCGTAG